GTGATTGACAGTACAATAATTTCGTGGTAAAAATTGCAAAACCTTACCAGTTGGGTCAACTGGGTGAATTCTTTGAGGAAACTCAATGTCAGAAGTAGCAGAACGACTTGCCGCCAATGTGGTGACAAGTGAAAATTTAGCTGAATTTAATGCCAAGAGAATGGGTTTAGCTGATCCAGCGCCAAGCGAGGCTGTCGAACCGACAGAGCCGCAAGAGGTTGATCAAGGACAGAGTGAACCAACTGAGGTAGAGAACGAAGCGACAGCGACAGAGGATAAAAAACAAAATCCTAAGCTGGAAAGACGGTTTTCAGAGATAACCAAGCAACGCGAAGCCGCACGGGAAGAAGCCCGAAAGGAACGCGAAGCAAGGGAAACTTTGGAAGCAAAGGTAAGGGACTTAGAAGCCAAGTTTCAGCCCAAAGCTGAACCAGTAGCCGAAACAGAACCATTGCCAGAACAGTTCAGCGATATGTACGAATACGCCAAGGCGTTGACAGACTATCGTGTAGAACAGCGATTGCAGGAAGAAAAGCAAAAGGAAGTGCAGGCTAAAGCCGCCGCCGAACATTCCAAGCTGATAGACGCATGGGGTCAACGGGTAAAGGCAGCCAAAGCTGAAATGCCAGACTTTGACGATATGGTCAATTCCACAGACGTTACAGTTAGTAACGAAGTGCGGGACGCGATCTTTGAATCAGATGTTGGCCCACGCATCCTGTACCACCTTGCTGAAAACCCTGACTACGCTGTACAACTGCAAGGCATGACCTTGACCGCCGCCTTACGAGCAATTGGGAGATTGGAAGCGCAGTACGAAAAGACTGATGCAAAGCCTGTTGTTGGGAAAAGTAAAGCACCCGCGCCGATCAATCCAATTCGATCAGCAGCTAACGGGCGTGATGTAAACCTGACCAGTGATGGTCAATTTCATGGTTCATATCAGGCTTGGAGAGCCGCAAGATTGGCTGGAAAGATTCGCTAAACCCATTCTTTTAAGGAAACAAAATGGCAAATAATCTGCTAACCATCAGCATGATCACCAACGAAGCGTTGATGGTCTTGGAAAACGAATTGACTTTCTCAAGTGAAGTCGAAAGAAACTATGACGATCAATTTGCCGTTACTGGCGCAAAGATTGGTGCAACTTTGAACGTCCGCAAACCCGGTCGTTTCATCGGCACATCTGGCCCTGCTTTGAACGTTGAAGATTTCAACGAAACATCAGTGCCTGTCACCCTGTCCACACAGTTCCACGTTGATACCCAGTTCACTAGCCAAGATTTGGCTTTGTCTTTGGATATGTTCAGTGACCGCGTGTTGAAGCCTGCTGTTGCAGCTATTGCCAACAAGATCGACTTTGACGGTCTGACAATGGCAAAGAACAACACCGCTAACATTGTTGGCACTGCTGGCACACCGCCCACAGGTTTGATCACATATCTGACTGCTGGCGCTTATCTGGACAGCGAAGGCGCACCCCGTGACGGTCGCCGTTCATGTATCGTTGAGCCGTTCACAGGCGCAACCATTGTTGACAGCTTGAAAGGTTTGTTTGTTCCCTCAGACAAAATTTCTGCACAGTACAGCAAAGGCATGATGGGTCGTGACTCAGCAGGCATGAACTGGAAGATGGATCAAAACGTTGTGGCGCAAACATTCGGTTCTTACTCAACCGCTACTTTGGCTTGCGCTACCACCACAGCAACTGGCTTTGTAACCAGCGGCTGGGCATCTACTTCCACCATTGCATTGACCGCAACCACAGCAACTGCTGGCTTGAAACAAGGTGATGTGATCACGATTGCTGGCGTTTTCGCTGTCAACCCACAGAACCGTCAAGCCTACGGCAGCAACCGCTTGCGTAACTTTGTGGTGACCGCCCCTGTAACCGTGGCAACTTCTGGCACAACTTCTGTGACCGTTAGCCCTGCCGTGATTACTGCTGGTCAGTTCCAAAACGTTAACTTGGCTTCCACCAGCGCAACCGCTGTTGTGACTCCATTCAACAACACTGGCACTGTATCTCCACAGAATATCGTGATGCACAAAAATGCTTTCACTTTGGCTTGTGCTGATTTGGAATTGCCTGATGGCGTTCACTTTGCTGGTCGTGCAAGCGACAAGGAATTGGGTCTGTCAATGCGTGTGGTTCGTCAATACACAATCAACAACGATTCGATCCCGACTCGCGTTGATGTGTTGTATGGCTGGGCCCCGCTGTACCCTGAACTTGCCTGCCGTGTCGCAGCTTAATTAACCAATTTTAAGGAAAACATATCATGGCAAATCCCGGCCCAGCAACTACCCAGACGATTCACCCAAGCAATTTGGCAACTAACCAAGCAGTGCGCCTTTTGGCATTTGCAAACGCAGTTCCCATTTCTGCAACAGGTGATGCAGCAGTTACTCTCCCAGTTAATAACACTGCGTCCTACAACGTTCAGTTTGTAGCTATCACCAACGCAAACGTAGACGTTAGCGGCGGTGCATTGGCTATCTGGACAGCACCAGCAGGCACAGGCACTGAGATCGTGACTAACGCATCTTTGACCAGCAACACAAGTTCAACCTATGTCACCAACTCAACCGTGGTTGCTGGTACTAAGGCGACACGTTTGACTGCTCAGACCCTGTATGTGCGAGTAGGCACAGCAGTTACTAGCGGCACTGTGGACATTTTTGTTTACGGTTACGATTTCTCTGAGTTTTAATAGAGAATGAGTTAGAAGAAGCCATCCTCAAAAGGGGTGGCTTTTTCCATTTGTAAGCCTATAATTAAAAAACTTTTGAGGAACTGAAAATGGTTAATGTCCAAGCTATGCGCCCAAGTGGTCGCACTTACGCCTTAAATTTGACAACTTCAGCCAGTTCTGCGCTGTTGATTGAACCCAACACTAACGATCAAG